GAGAACTCAACATCACCGAGGAGAACAAGTTCCTCGTTCAGAACAAACTGAAGGACATCATCGTTGCCGAACTTAGCAACGAGCAGGCAGATATGTATACGAAGCGGACGCTTGCGACTGGGTACACCCCGGTGCTTCGCCGTGGCGAATACGAAGTCCGCATTGCTGCGTTCAACAAGAAAGGTGAGCGTGTCGTTCTCAAGCAGGACTACAAGGATCAGTTGGTCTATCGCCAGTTTGAGGACGAGGCCGAGGCTCTGACCATTGCTGAGCAGATGAACAAGGATCTGTTTGGCGGTAGGACTTACAAGGTCGAAGCCCGCAACCGTGATGGCGAATACGAATTGATGGACGTAACGCTGGAAGCAGAAACGTCTGCCGCCCTTGATGCCATTGCTGCTCCTCCGCAGTTGAACCTTAACGAGTTCATCCGTGGTCTGCGTCAGTTCAGCATCGTGCTGCGTCCTGACAAACTTGAAGATGTTATCGTTTCTCTTACCAACCAGAACAACCGTGCACGTCAGCGGTTGGAGCGTAAGTTCGTTCCGGGTTACGACCCAGATGCCATCCGTGCAGTGACCGAACACGTCGAGTCCCGTGCATCCACAATCGCCAAGGTGATGATGCGTCCTCGCATCAGCGAGATTATGAACCTGCGGATGAGTGAAAGCCGCAAGCTGTGGCAGGGGGATAAGGCAAAATTAAATACCCTTGAGAAAATTTGGAAAGACACCGAAGCCAATCCTGCAGCGACAGAAGCGCAACGTACTTATGCCAAGCGTGATTATGATAACTACGCCTACATGTACAGCGAGACGAACCCGGAGGGTAAAGCCAAGCGTGGCAACCAGTTCTACAACGAAGCGTCTGGTCTGTTGCAGTTCATTGAGAACAACCGTGACCTTAACGAGTCTGACTTCGGAGCTGGCGAAGTGGCTTCCCGAGTACGCGCATACACCAGTATCTTCCAGCTTGGTGGTTCTATCGCCACGGGTGCGCTGAACTTTATCGGTGCGCTTACTAACAGCATCCCGTTCCTTGCATACTACAATCCTCAGACTGCACTGGGCGGTGGCTTTGGGTTCGGCCCGTCGGTCGTTGCCTTCCAGCGTGCACTCAGTAACGTGGGACTGCGTAGAGCCATAGAGAACTCACGGCTTAACACTGCTGAGTTCTACGAGGAGATTGCTACCAACCCTCAAATGCTCAAGCAGTACGGCTTGGAGGCGCACGAGGCTAAGTTCATCGCTCAGGAAATTCGTGAAGGTACGATGATTCCTGCACAAACAAATGCTCTCGTAGATACAGCACGCGGACGCGTGCAGAGTGGTGCGCTGCAGAAGGGTATCGACGGATTCATGTGGACGTTTAACGCTACTGAACAAGCGTCCCGCCGTGGTGTGGGTCTGGCTGCATACCGGCTTGAGTACGCACGGCGTAAGGCTGCGGGTGAATCGGATAAAAAAGCTGCTGAGTCTGCTCGGGCGTTTGCAGTTGAGGCTCTCAAACTTTCGCTTGGTGAGTACTCGGTGCTTAACCGCCCTGCTGCATGGCGCAGTGGTATCCAGTCGTTCTTGTATATGTACAAGGTCTTCCCCACTACGTCGATCCAGTTGCTTAAGGCGCTGCCGCGAAGCGGACGTTTGTACATGCTTGCTGCCATGTGGATGTTGGCGGGTGTGTCTGGCTTCCCGTTTGCTGAGGACTTAGAAGATTTGATTGATACTATCGCTCAGAAACTTGGGTTCCGTGCCGGTAGCATCCGGTTTGAAATTGCCAAGTTGATCGACAGCGTTGCTCCCGGTGCGTCACAGATCCTCCTGAACGGTGGTGCGAACATGGTTCTTCCGGCTGACTTGGCCGGTCGCGTGTCGCTCGGTGATTACGTTCCGGGTACAGGCATATTGCTGGCTGGTGCTAACGTCGGTAGAGAACTTGCTGAGATCGGTGGCCCTGCAGTCTCCATGATGTTTGGCGAGATTGGCTTGGTGAACTCTGTTGCCACCGGTATCAAGGCTGCGGCTACTGAGAAGGTCACGTTCGAAGATTGGTTGCGTGAGAATCCCGTCACTGCAGCTCGACTGTTGGGCGACTCACTCGCATACATAAATTCTGGTGCGATTGTCGACCGTCGTGGGTACATCGTCGATCAAGACGCAAGTGCTTCCATCATACTTACGCGACTGCTGGGCTTCTATCCTGCCAGTGCTGCGGAAGAATATGGCGTGGTTCGTCTTAGCAAGCGGGTCATCGACTACCAGAAGGAAGTCAGCGCAGGGTTCCGACAGGCTTGGATCAAGGCCATGATCCGTGGCGATATGGATCAGGCTCGCGCCATCGTGGAATCGGTTAATGATTGGAATGACGGTGCGGCTGGCACGGCGCTTGAGATCAGGAACTTTGAACGTAATGCACGTAAGGCGCTCCAAGAAGCACGGCGTCCTGCGGGGGAGAGGCTCCTGCGCGGTGCGCCGAAGGCAGCGCAACAAGAACTGGAACAGGCAGCGGAACTGTTAGGGTACTAGTAGGAGGGGGTTATGGATCTGTTTGAGAGATTTACCAGAGCGTGGCCAGTCATCCTTGCGATGATTACGCTGATCATTGTTCTATCCAAACTAGATCTGCGGGTCGCTGTCCTTGAGGATAAGGTTAAGACTATGTTCGATTTAATCAATAAGAAGGTGGACAAATGAGCGATGAGAAGCCCAGTTTCAGTATGGAAAAGGTCGTGGACATGCTGTTCCCGGTCTTGCTTGCTGCTGTGGCTTGGTTGCTGGGCGAGATCACTTCGTTCCAGAACCGCTTGATTGCTATCGAGTCGAAGATTCCGATCCTTATTACCGAGGACGGCGTGCCGACCGACAGCCCGTTGAGCGCGGCCAAGCGGCAGGAACTCAAGGACGATCTGATGGAAGACATCCACGACCTACAGGTGCGGGTCAAGTTGATGGAGGAGCGCAACAAATGATGACCATGATTAGTACTTTCCTGTCCTTCCTTGCGGGGGGTCTGCCCAAGATCCTTACCATCTTCCAAGACCGTCAGGACAAGAAGCACGAGTTAGCCCTTGTCGCTGCTCAGAAGGAGCGTGAGTTGGCTCTGGCTGAGAAAGGTTTTCTGGCACAGGCACGAGTTGAGGAAATTAAACTGGAGCAGATCCAGACTCAGACTGCCGGTGAAGAACGACAAGCGTTGTATCAGCACGACATGGAAATTGGTAAGGGTGCATCTCAGTGGATGATCAACCTCCGTGCCAGTGTGCGTCCGGTTGTGACGTATATATTTGTACTGGAGTTAGTTGCTCTCAACATCGCTGGTGTGTGGTACGCATACACGACGGGCATTCCGTTTGCGGTTGCGATGGAGAACGTGTTCTCCGATGATGAGATGCTTATTCTGAGCAGCATCATTGCCTTTTGGTTTGGCACTCAGGCTTTCCAGAAAAAGTGAAAGTCTCCGCTGCTACCATTGATATGATTAAGCATCACGAGGGCGTAAGGACGCGCCCTTACCGGTGTCCGGCTCTGCTATGGACGGTCGGAGTCGGCCACGTTATTGATCCAGCACATGCCAATATCCCTATAAATGAGAGACGTAATCTACCGATACCCACGGGGTGGGATCGCATCCTTTCGATGGGAGAGGTGGATACTATTCTTGCTCAAGACCTTGGCCGGTTCGAGCGTGGTGTTCTTCGACTTTGCCCTGCTGCTGCTGGCAATCAGGGAGTCTTCGATGCTCTCGTATCTTTTTCGTTTAATGTCGGGCTAGGTAACCTTCAGAGATCTTCTCTCCGTATGAAAACAAATCGTGGAGAGTTTGAAGAAGCAGCAGATGAGTTCCTCAAATGGACAAAAGCCGGGGGCAAAGTGCTCCCCGGCCTAGTAAAACGCCGCAAGGATGAGCGAGCCGTATACCTAAGTCAGGGCTTTTAACTGACCATAAGCCAAATCATCTGCGTTCTGGCTTTCCTTGTCGAGGATACCTTGAAGTCTTGGATGGTTAAGGTTGACACCAACCACGTAGGTCTGACCGAGTTTGATGGGCGAGTCCTTACCCAAGTAAGCCTTCTGGGACTTGGGCGTAGCGACAATGCCTTCCTCAGTAAGTTCCTGTATGAATGTCTTGTAGTCGGCGCCACGGGCGGACAACCACTTGCGGAAGTTAGTGCGGTCAAGCATGACAGTGCCGTGGTCAAAGTGATCCCCAACAGTCTTGCGATAGAGATCGAACCGAACGTGGATGCTTGAGCGGGGCAGACGGGTGTAGTCCAGAGTCGGCTTCTGCTCCCCTTGATGGAACACGGTAAGCGCACTGGAGGCAGTCTCGTTAAGGTACTCACCGAGCAGATCGAATGCGTCGGTCTTGTTCTCAGCCACAGTCCTACGTATGGAACCCATCTGGGCAAGCACCCATTCGATACCGTTTTTGTAGTTACAACTAATCAATCCCCACTCAGTGGCAAGTCTGCCAGACAAGTCAGCAAGCATCAGGGCTTGTTCCCAATACCGCTCCTCGCCTGAGAACTTACACTTGTACCGGCTAGCGAACGTAGCCGATTGTTCTTGGATCATTGAATGGATTGCAGGACGTCCTAGTTCTAATAAGTTCTTAATGAATGCTCGACCTACCGTCCCGTAGTTATCGCTCAAGAAGTCATGCACCTTGCGACCGGCTTCGCTGTCCTTGGTAAACAACGGACTCGGACGGACACTAACCTCAAGCAAACGTGCCATCTGCGCGTCGGTGTCCATACCAGATGAGATCAGTTTAGACGCCATGGACTTGTTGGTGGATACCGTCACTGGCATAGCGAACGTCTTGGCGTCTCGTTCTTCAGCGTTACGGTTCAGTCGTGCCTTGTCACGCCCTTGGCTTACCCAATACAGGAAGTCACCAACGTCTTTATCCTGCATCATCGTCGCTTCGTCGATAGTCATAGGCATGTGGGAATACATACCCATGCGGCTGAACAAAGTGTTCTGTGTGAACTTAGCAGCAAAGTGCAACTTCTGAGGGTTGCCCCAGATAGACTGCATCCACAACTGTGCCAGTGTTTTACCGCCACCGGTCGGGCCGTACAGCGAGATGGTCAATCCCTTCAGACCAGTGAAAGCGTACAGCGGTGACGACAGGCTGACGCATAGCGCAAAGATATGCGTGTCGAGTTGGGCTTTGTCTAATAGTCTGGTGAAGTCGATCCAGTTCTGCAGATCACCGGACGTACCGTACAGATCATGGCCTAACTTACTGTTGATAGACGCCAGAGTAATTGAGTCTTCCTTCACGCTACCGTCTGGATCACGGCGAATGATCGTGTCACCGATAACAAACTGCGTGAAGTTCTCCTTCCACCCCATCGTGGAGTAGAGGTTAGTCATGGTACGCCGCTGGCGTAGTTCATCCATGTAGGCTCGGAGCATGTGCTGAAAATATCCTGTCTGGTGTTTGCCGTTGAGGACTATGCCTTGGTCTGCGATTGTCACCGGGAACTCCCGGCTGCCCTCGGTCAGGTATGCCTGACGCATGATAAGTTCTTGCCACCCGACATGCGGACGCTTCCAGTGGTAGCGCACAGTCTCGTAGCCAAGAGTCTCATCCTTGCCGTATGACACGGGGTAGATGTCGAACTTACATACATCCACATCCGTATCGTCGATGGTCAACTTGATGCCGTCAGCCGTACGTTTGTAGGGTTTAGGTACAGGTATCTCTGTGGATGCAGGATCTATCGCGTCTGGTGCTACTGCGACCTCTTGGTATTGGATACCCAATCTTGCAGGAGAACCAATCTTGTCCTTGAACTTGCAGCCTTTGCATCCGTCTGGTCTGTCAGCACTAAACTTGGCACAGGTTGTCGGGCCGGTGGTCACCCGCTTCCACTGCTCCATCTTGCGGAGCGTAGCGTCAGGATCGAACGCAGGATGGTTCTCACTCCACGCAATAGCCGTGGCTTCTGGGTCAGTGGTGTATGCCGCTATACCCAACAGGAGATACCACATGGGCTCGGACACATCGCCTTGATTCTTAATCGCCCAACCGATCTGTTGGCACTTCGCAGCCACAACCGCTGCGTTAGCAGGGGGCAAAGTGTTCTCGACGGCCAAGGCTTGTGACAACTTACTGGTGGGTGTGTGTCGTCTCTGGATCACAAAGTGATCCACCAATGCAGTCTGCATCTTGGCTACGGTCGTCGGCTCAGCATCCAGAAGTAAGG